AGTTCCACCTCCACCAAAGGTCGTAGTTCCACCTCCACCAAAGGTCGTAGTTCCACCTCCACCAAAGGTCGTAGTTCCACCTCCACCAAAGGTCATAGTTCCACCTCCACCAAAGGTCATAGTTCCACCTCCACCAAAGGTCATAGTTCCTATGGTAGCTCCACCTCCACCAAAACCAAATGCGGTAGTAAATCAGTATACCACCGTGCAAAGAGGGAAAGACAAAAGTACAATCAAGTCATATTTTACATCTTTAAACATTAAAGAAGGTGAGGCTTGTATGACCCAAAACAAATCTCTTTTAAAATATGTGGAGAACCATAAGCTTATTGGAGCTGGAACTTTTGGTAATGTTTATAGTGTAAAGATACCTAAAACAAACATATCGGTTGCTATCAAAGAAGGTCGTATCACCGTTAAAGAATTAAAAAATTCAATGGTTAAAAAGTATCCTCCAGAATATATTTATAACGGGCTTATCAATAACCTTATCGAAAATAAGGTATGCCCAAACTTTAGTTACACCTACGCCATTCTTTTTTGTAACCATTGTACCATAGAAGAACTTGGGGTTAAACCAATCAATACTCAATGTTCTGAGACAATTGTGGAGCTATTCAACTATACTTTGGACAAACAAAAAGATTTGAGAGATGAGGTTGTTTTATCCTTACTATTTCAAATCTTGTTCGCCATAGCAAGTATTCAGGTAAGGTATGGAATGTTCCACAATGATGTCAAGAAAGAAAACATTCTGGTTAAACTCGTACCAGCTGGTGGGTATTGGGTCTACCAACTAGATGGGATTACATACTATGTTCCAAATTATGGATACTTAGCTGCATTAAATGACTTCGGTGTGTCAATAGTATATAAACCATCTTTACCATCTTTAACTATACATGATTATGGTAGACGTCAAGCCAAAGTTGTGGAACGTGGAAATAGATGGTTCTTTGAACCATTCACAACTCAAAGGTTTCCTTCTGAGGGTAAGCAGGGTGTTGTTCGAAATATCAGTCCACCTTTCATTCCAAATACAAATAAAAAACTGACATGGAACCACTTTTGGAAGAACTTTGATTCTAAACCATCTATACCAGTGGATATGGAAGATATGGTTACATTTCCACCATATAACTTCCACTATGATGTGATTGATACCATTTTCATGTTTATAGGTGGTAAACGAACCAACCAATCAGACTATCACACCTCAATGATGGTCAGTGACCATATATACGATCTATTAGACGATTTTTATAAGATCCCAAAGTATAAAGCGTGGCCTGTAGACAGAGTGGATTTGTTTCTGGCTTCTCATACCATAAAAAAACTATTTTTGTCATACACCGATCCTAATAGTGTAAGTGGACCTAAAATTGAAAATTATAGTTTGTAAGCTATGTAATATTTTATGCTTATTTTAAGCATAAAATATTAATTTAAAATCCTAAATCGGGTTCTTTTTCAATGTGTTGACGGACCATAACCGCCATAGCATCCGTAGCCTTATCAAGACCACATTCTTTCGATGTTTTTTGATAATGCTCCATGTACTCTTTTTTAAGATTAGGGTATTTTTCATCCATATCTAATAGATCCTTTCGGGCATTAATTATATGCTTTTTCATCTCCTCAAGCTTGGCTTCGTGTTGTTGGTAGAGGTAAGTGCATGTAGCTCGCTTCTGGGTAAGTTCAATATAGATTTGTATGGGGTCTTTATCGGTTGGATCTTTGGTTACATCCTCCTTTAACTTTTGCTCTCTTTGTTTGATCTCTTCAATCTGTTGTTTCTCTTTGATAGACTGTTCTTTGACCAAATCTTCATACTTGAGCACATCTTCGTTTTTATTGGGGTTGTCTACCTCTATGACTCGGTCCATATCGATTAATTTATCATGTACCGGAGTGGGCTTTCCTACCTCACATACAAAAATTTTATTGGCTGAAAAGTACTGGATAAGCTCCTTTGACTTTTCCTCGGCTTCTTCGAGCCGATTAAAGGCTCCGCGCACCTTTATGAATCCATATATACCATCAGGGTCGGGTTTTGCCTTGTTAGACGGATTAAAGGAAAATATGGCGTAGTTTTGACCATGAAGTGGTGGGTCAGAAAACTTACGATCCACCATCAAGTACTTGTCTACGTAAAGGTCGTTGTAAGCTTTCTCTAATTCTTCATCATTTAATGGTTTCATTCTACTTGGTTTCCACGATTCATGTTTCCTAAGATATGGAAGGAGGATACCGAGAGCCGCCTTTAGTTTGCTGTCGTTAACCTCGGACATGCTACATTTTCCCCGTGATTTGAGGTAATCAAGTATACTTTGAACCGCGTCCTTCACTAGATGATTCAGATCTCTTGGGTTAGTGAGAGAGTTATACACGACCTCCTGTTGTTGTTTTATGATTTGATCACACCATTCAGAGACAGTCATAGTTTCGTTGAGTAGAGTATCCATAATATTCATTTTATTATACATCGACATGTCTACAAGTACATATATTCTTGATTTTTATGCTTGATGTAAGCATAAAAATTAAAAAAGGACTATGTATTTTTTAATGGTTCGATGCCATCTATGATTTTGTATGATTGGCACCTATGGAATATTTCGATATCCAATTACAAGGCATGAATCCTCCATCATAAACTCTCCATAAAAATAAAAAGGTTGTAAGGCATCTAAAATCACAGGTGTCTTATATTCAATGGTCGATACAAGCTTACCTTTTGGATGCTTTATTGTATATTTGTCTTCATCCAACATTATGGTTGACCCATCCTTTTGTTGAATCGATATTTGAATTACCTTGTTTTCAGCATCCTCTTCATTCTTGTACAAGAATGTAGCTGAAAGAATCTCTACCTTGTTGGGGAACAGCATAGATGGGTAAAAGTATGCAGTTATCTTAAGGCCATCCACAACTCGGCCAATAGATTGGAGATATTGTGTTGGTGGCAGTACAACTGGTTTACTTAAATTTTCAACACGCATTTATTATATCAATTATTTTACCATGAATGTACTTTCAAAGTCAGACTATGTTTCAAACCCATACTTACTAGTACCCACTACTAGTACTCACCTACTAGTACCCACTACACCATCCGATGGTCCCCGGTCCCTATCCGAAAGCCTCGTCAGATAAAAAAATAAAAATTATTTGTTATTTTTAAAGCCCTTAAGGGTTTTAAAAATAAAATTACCTTACACTTATACTACCTTATAACCATTAAAAATACATTAATTAAACAAATTAATAATATAGTTAATTAAACTATTAAAACATGTAATTTTTTTTTCTTTGTCATCGTGGTCTTCGTCAACCTCGTCATCATAATCATCATAGTCTTCGTCATCACAGGCTTCATTAACATCATAGTCTTCATCAGCCTCTTCATCGTAGTCTTCATCAACCTCTCCATTAATGAGGCATCTGTAATAATGATCATCGTGGTCTTCATCGACCTCTTCATCAGAGTCATCAGAGTCATCAGAGTCATCAGAGTCATCAGAGTCATCAGAGTCATCAGAGTCATCATCAGTCTCTTCTTCATAGTCATCACTAAGGCATCTAAATCTAAGATAATCATCAGGGTCTTCTTTGACCTCTTCTTTGACCTCTTCATCTTCATCCTCAGGACGGTTGGTCTCAACTAAGCTTTTTATCAAGTCAACAAGTGTTTCTTCAACATTAACCAGAAGTTCTTCTAGTAAATTAAAGTTAACCAGTTGTGTTTTTAATGATTCCGAAGACCATAAATTTTGATCAGAAACATGATTAAGTGTGTATGTTAATGCTTGTATTTCTGGAGAATTGAACCAGTCACCTTCCCAAAACTCATTGATGCATTCGGCATCTCTGATTATGGTAAAAAATATAAAAATATTAATTCTAACATCCTCGTATTTATAACTGTCTTGAATAGTCTCCATTAAAGTTTGGCAGTCTTTGACATCATCGTCAGTGTTCAATTGTGTTATGGTCCACTCGTGCCATTCATCTGAGATGTAAAATTTTCTCCAGAAAGAATAAGGTACTTCATGATCTTCTCTTAGATGAGAACATATGTCTGACCATGCATTTTCTAAAAATCCTTCGTTGACTACCACTTTATTCTTGATAAGATCGTCCACAAATATATACAGTTCAAATTTATGGGGATCAGAAACCTTTTCAATAGATTTAAAAAACGTCTCTAATGTATTCTCCCAGTCCATCTGAAGATATAGTCCATCATAGGTATCATCATCGGAAAAAAACTCGTACCAGGGGTCGTCGAGCCATTGATTGTAAGTATTTCTGACTTCTTCTGGTATCAAAATATAGTAGAACTGACTCCATAGGTCTATTAGTTCATAGACCCTATGGTAGTTTTTACCTTGAAAAGCGGTGGTCATTTCTAATGCAAATTTTGCAAAGAAGTCCTTGCTTTCAGGGTGTTTATCTGCGATAAAATCTGCGATAAATTGTTTGATAGTTTGAATCTCCATGTTTATGGTTATATAAACCCTATTTTTTTCTGCACTATTTTTCAATTTTCTGCATTCGGTATCTGTTATAAACAAGATGATAAACGAGGATGATTTAACCATAAAAATTATTTTCATTTTTATACTCCTCGATGACCTTCAATGAAAATTCTTTTTGTGGTGCTTTCAGACCAAATTTAAAGTGCATATTAGTTTTATAGCCCCCTATGGCCATAAAACTAAAACTACATCTATTCTAAACTTATTGAATACCATAACTTT